CAAAAGCTATGCGCCACAAGCCTTGAGGCTGCTACCAACGAAGCCCGAGTATGGACTGGCCTACCAACTATCAAACCATGCCGCTGTGTCTGATGAAGTCATGCCATTACGATGGGTCTGCCCATGGTGATGGCACTTGCTTTTGCACTTACTTGAGAAAATATTGCTCTGACAATTAATGAGTTGTGGATGATGGTTATGAGAAACCTATTATTGGCTTGGTTTATCTTCATTAACACGTATGGCTGCATCGCGCTTGTTAACGAAATCAGTTCACGCTATATGGATGGTTCACGCCTGCCAGGGCTTCTTGCTATTCCGGTTCTTGTTTTCACTAACTATATGGCTGGCAGGATGATGAAAAAGCACGGGTGATGACAATAAAAAAGCCACCAGCAAATGCCAGTGACTTGAATGTGGTAATCAGGAATGGATTCGAACCATTGAGTCACTGGGTATTGGCCGTCTGCGCCACCCAACAGCTTATAGCAGCGTCACGCTTCGTCCGGATCGGTTTAACCCGACATCTCCCGCACCTGATTATTGTTCGACATTATCACAGGCACTCATTGAATGCCTGCTATGATGACCTATCCCTTTGGGTGTTGCAGAAGCCCATTTCTAGCCACTCCAATCACAACATCGAATGAACCCTGCTTGTCTACATATCCGAGATGTTCCGAAAGATATCGAGGAGTCGCTATAGGATATGAAAGAACAAGATCGGCAGCTGCAATCGCCCTCTCGTGCAGAATGCCCTCCCGTTTTGCGGAAGAATGCGCATTTATCCCCTTGAGGTAACCATTTTCTGCCAGAACCACAAATGTTGTCCGAGGGCACCCTTTTTTTCTGGATGTTTGACTTGCTGTTATCGAGGATATCGCCTCGTTCCAGGCGTCCAGAGGAGTGAGAGAATATTTAATGATAAGCTCGTAAGCTGTTAAGGCTGCCTTTGCATAATTGCCCATATTTCATCATCCACATAGCAGGTATTACTTGCGAGAATTACACAGTCGACTTTTACCAGCAACCATGCAAGTAAAGAGTCGATGTCGCGGTGCTTCACAGCATGGCTAAACCACGGGGTGTAAAGTGAATGAATT